TAATGACATATTTAAAATAACTAGTGCATCGCAAGAGTTAGTTTCATTATCAACTACCGGCGGAGAAACAAATTTTAATATTAATGGTAACTTAGTTGCAACTAAATATATAGTTTCATCGTCTGTAACATTTATGACTCAATCATTTTCATCTGGATCAACAGCATTTGGTGATTCATTTGATGATACTCATATATTTACCGGATCATTATTCTTTACTGGAAGCTCAACGTATGCTTCAATGAGTAATTCTAGTTTCAATGAAATTGCTTATGTAACACAATCTGCAGATGGAAGAACCGGTTTAAGATTTAGTCATATTATAGATGGAGGTTCATTTTAATTAAATGGCAAATGGAAATGTAATAAGGCTACGTAGATCAACAACATCTGGAACAACACCATTGGTAAGTAATTTACAAACAGGTGAATTATCAATTAATGTATACGATGGAAAATTATTTTTTAAACGATCAAAAGATGGAGTTAATACTGTAGAACAAATATTTACTACAGATACATTTACTACTGGATCATTACAATTTAAACCTGACACCGCAGAAACAAACATATTAGAAGTTCATGAAAATGATAGTACTTCAGCTTTGATAATAACATCTCAAAGCATAATGACATTAAGAAAACAAGAAAGAGCAACACCTAATCCATCATCTGGAGGAATTATGTATTCCGGAAGTGCATTTTGGGTAGGTTTAGATTAAGTATGTTTTTTTAATATAATGATATTTATAATAATATAAATAATATAAATAATATAACAATAAAATAAAAAAAGGAAATTAAAATGGCACAATGGAAAAGAATCATTGTTTCAGGCTCATCAGCTGAGGTATCAAATGTACGAAATAGTGCAGTTGCTGCAAACACTGTTGTAATTGGTGGAGGATTTACCGCTGATCAATCAGGTGTAGCTTTAAACAGTGGACAATTATTAATAGGTAGTGCAGGATCAGCTCCTGTAGCTGCCGGTCTTACATCTGCAGCTGGATCTGGATCTATGAAATTTGGAGCAGGTGCAGGATCATTGACAGTAAATGTTGCATCTGATACAATAACACCGTTTAACTTATCTGGTAGTTTTGCAGACTCACCATCAGCTGGACAAATTGTAAAAGTTGGAGCAAATGGAGCATTTACGTTTGATGACGCTTCATCAACATTATCTGCAGGAAAAGCTATTGCAGTCACCAATAATGAAATATCAGCTTCATTTGATGATTCAACTATAGGTGTAAATGGTAGTAATCAATTAGAAGTTAAAGATTCTGGTATCGCATTTGCTAAACTAGCTAATGCTGCTGGTAATACTGTTGTAGTAAGAGATAGTGGAGATTTAGGAGCTTTATCTGCTAAGGCACTTGCAACAACTGAAATATTAATTGGAAATGGCGCAGGATTTACTGCTGCATCTTTAAGTAATGATGTTACTATGGCTAATGATGGTAGGGTAACTATTGCAAATGATGTAGTAACTAACGCAAAATTAGCAAATATTACACGTGGATCTGTTAAGGTCGGTGGTAATTCAAATGCTCCGACAGACTTGGATGCTAAAACCGCAGGACAAATTTTAATTGGTGACGGTACTGATATTAATTCAGTAGCAGTTGCTGGTGATGCAACATTAAATTCAGCTGGTGAATTAACAATTGCAGCTGACTCAATATCTAACGCAAAATTAGAAAATATGACACGTGGTACTATTAAAGTTGGTGGTAATTCAAATGCACCTACTGATTTAGATGCTAAGACGTCAGGACAGATTTTAGTTGGTGATGGAACAGATATTGCTTCTGTTGCAGTTTCAGGAGACATAAGTTTAGCTTCAAATGGTGCAACAACAATTGGCGCAAATACAGTCGACGGAAGTAAACTTACAGATAGTGTTGTTATTGCTGAAGATTTAACAGTAACAAGAAACTTAATAGTACAAGGTACTACCACAGAAGTTCAAACTACAAACTTAGCAATTAAAGATCCGTTAATATTGTTAAACTCTGGATCAGCAACTGATACTGCTACAAATGCAACAAATGACGCTGGAATTTTATTCGCTGGAATGAGAATAGGAACATCAACAGATGAAGTAACTACAAATAGAGGATCTGCTTTATTTGTCGACAATGTATCTCAAAGATTATCTGTATTAGCAAATGGATCATTTGCTAGCTCAGCTATAACTAATTTAACGGCAGGAGCTCATATACCATTAATAACTACAGGATCATTAACATCATTTGATCAAATAGGTAATTTAAAAGTAGACGCATCTGGTAACTTTTTTGTATATACAGAGTAATAAATATAGTTTTATAGCATTTATTTTATTGTTAAAAGTGGGAGTTTGTCTCCCACTTTTTTTATGATCAAAATTACATGTTAACTATATTTATTAATATAATTTAATACGGATAAACTTGTTATGGCTTTTCAAAGAGGAACAAAAATAAATAAAACAAATACAACAAAAGAAACTAAATCAGAAAAAGAAGAAGCTTTTATTCCACAATTTACCAGAGAAGAAGCTATTTGGATGATGAGTTTAATTAAAAATTGTACTTTTAAAGGTGAAGAAGTTCAAAAAGTTTATGAGTCAGTAGTTAAGTTACAATTAATTGTAAATGATTCTAAATAATCATATATTTATTAATATACTTATATTGGATTATTCCAAATAATTAATTATAATTGAATTAAACTTATTGTTGGCCCGAAAGGGAAGTGGGCAGAATTAATTCTGTAACCAACCATAATAGGAGAAAAAAATGCCAAGTTGGAAAAAAATTATTCTATCCGGTAGCAATGCTATCTTAAGTAGTATAAACAATGACAGTACAGTTTCAGCCACAAACATTACTGGATCTTTTACCGGATCATTTAGCGGCGATGGTTCAGATTTAACAGGAGTAGGCGCTTTCCCATTTGAAGGAGATGCTCGAATAACAGGTTCGTTAAATGTATCAGGTTCAACAACAATAGAAATCCCTACAGGTGATGCCTTCACAATTCTAGAAGGAGATGAAGATCAAAAAAGTAGATTTATATTTGATTACACTGATGGTGATCCAACATTTACGGTTGCCTCTAGAGCATCTACTGCAAAAATACACATTAGACAAGACGCAACTACTAATGGTTTATATCTAGACGAAGATGGTCAAATATATGTAAATGGTTCAACACATGATGGTGTTAAAATAAATGGTAGTTGTTTTGCTAGTATAGGTACAAATGCTAATGCCTTAGATTTAGGTAGTACTTCAAGACCATGGAATGATGTTCATTTACGTTCTACTGGGGGTATTATTATATCTGGAGGTACATCTGCACAATTCTTAAAAGCAGATGGTAGTGTAGATTCTACTGCCTATACAACTAATACAGGTACATTAACTGGTAATGGTACATCAACAAGAGTTGCTTTTTATAATGGAACTACATCATTAACAACAAATTCAGGATTTGTATATATTGATGGCTCTAAACAATTACGACTAACAGGTGATTCAACTAATGCTCCACTAAGAATATCAAACTTAACTGCAGGAAGTGAAATAACAACGGCATTAGTAGTAGATGAAGAAAATAGTAATGACATAAAGAAAGTAACATTAGGTTCAAATGCATTTACTAGCACTACAATACCTACTAATACTAGTCAGTTAACAAATGGTGCTGGATTTTTAACTTCACTCTCTGGAGCAATATTAACTTCCGGAAACCAAACTGCTACAGGTGTTAAGACATTTTCTGGAGCAATATCTTCATCAGCTGGAATATATCTTCCTACTGGAGCAAATGTAGGTAGTTTTGCATCTGATTGGAATATGATAGGAGATAGACCTAAAATTAAAGTAGCTCAAAATTTAGCAATTTATAATCAAAATAATCAACAAATGGCTATATTTGGATCTAATTTTAGTAGTGTAATTTCAGGTTCATTAACAGTAGGAGGTTCTAGTGACTTAGGTCCTAATTCTCCTATATTAGATGGTAGAATAGATGCTAAAAATGATGTAGTAGCATTTTCAACATCAGATAAAAGATTAAAAGATAATATTACACCTATTGATAGTGCATTAGATAAAATATCAAAAATACAAGGTATAGAATTTGATTGGATACCTGCACCAGGAGTTCATGGCAATGAAGGACATGATGTAGGTGTTATAGCACAAGAAATAGAAGAAGTATTGCCAGAAGTAGTTAATACAAGAGATAATGGTTATAAAGCAGTTAAATATGAAAAAATAGTACCATTACTAATAGAGTCAATCAAAGAATTAAAATCAGAAATTGAAGAATTAAAAAGAGGTAAATAATGGCTATACCAGCATCAGGTGCGATATCAGCAAGTATGTTAGCTACAGAATTTTCTTCATCCCAAGCTCCTTCTGGGCCTAATATATCATTAGGTGGATTAGGTACTGAATTAAGTACTCCCATTACTTTTGGAAATCAAGTTTTAATGGCAGCTAGTTTTTATGGTCAAAGTTCTTTTTCAGGAACTTCTTTTACAAATATTGAAGCTGGAAATCAATCTGGAGAATTTGCTTTTGAAGATTCAGAACAAGCTTGTTCTGCTGCAGAAGAACCGTCATTTACAGCAACAAGATTTCATGATGGAACAGCTACTTATCCTGTAAATGGAGATAAAGTATATCAAACCAATAGCACTAGCAGTCCTTTAGAAGATGGATATTATTCATTTAATGCAGGAAGAAGTAATTTTTCATATGAAATTATTAATGGTAATGGAACCGTATCTGAAAAAGCAGTTTGTTAATAATTTGTGAATAAACATACAACATATTTAAATAATAAAGTTTATTTCATGAAAGACAATAGGTTATTAGATCCTAAAGCTAGACCTATTATGATGGGTTGGGAAGATCCTATTATGAAAGATGCAGCTTCATTAATATGTAAAGGAGGAGGTAAAATTCTTAATATAGGATTTGGATTAGGTCTTATAGATAATTATATTCAATCTTATAATGTAGATGAACATTGGATTATAGAAGCACACCCTGAAGTTCAAAATAAAATGAAAAAAGATGGGTGGGATAAAAAATCTAATGTTACATGCTTATTTGATAAATGGCAAAACGTTTATAAAGACTTACCTAAATTTGATGGAATTTATTTTGATACATGGTTAGAAGAAACAGATCCTTTTCACGAAATAGTTCCTAATATATTAACTCCAGGAGGAAAATATACCTATTGGTCTCCAAGTGATTTAAATATACATTCTATATTTCAATCTAAAAAATATAAAGTACAAGAGTATATAACAAAATTAAATTATATTGCAGACAATCAAAAATATTATAATAAATCTAATAAAAATTTTATTCATAGATTAATAACAAAAGTAGCATAAAAAATAATATATTTTCTTGTTATTTAAATTTTTTTTTATTATAATAGATTATTATATATATAATAAATTAATTAAGGAATAGTTATGAAAACAAAAAAAATACAAAAAAAAGATCTTGAATCTATAAATCAATTGCAGAATCAATTCAATGAACTTACTAGGCAATTAGGATTACTACAAATTGATGAACAAATGTTCCAAAATCAATTAAAATCAATTGATGATCAAAAAAATAATGTATTTCAACAAATAGATGAAACAAGAAATGCAGAAGAAGAACTATTGAATTCTTTAAAAGAAAAATATGGAAATGGTCAAATAAATATTCAAGAAGGAACATTTACACCAAATACTTAGTTTTTGGCGATTTTGTATTATATTTATAATAAACATAATTATAGGAGATTAATCAATGGCCGAAAGAATTGTATCGCCAGGTGTATTTACAAAAGAAATAGATCAGTCATTTTTACCACAAGGGATTGGTGAAATTGGAGCTGTATTAATTGGACCTACAATAAAAGGTCCCGCACAAATACCTACTAAAGTACAAAATTATTCAGAATTTGAACAAATATTTGGTGGATATACAGAAGAATCATATCTTCCATTTACCGCAAAAGAATATTTAGATAATGCAGGAACATTAACTGTTACTAGACTTTTATATGAAGATGGATATAAACTACAAAAAGGAGCATTAGCAGTTATTGCAGAATCTGGATCTGCAAGATTTGTATCTCATATTCTTCACCCAACAGTAGCAGTAAATTATTCAGCTGATGCAGATGTATTTGCTTCATCATCTATTGCATCTGGAACTTCTGGATCTTTTTCTATAACAATATCAGGATCATATAGCGTTGATGCAACATATCCAGGGTATTCCGGATTTTCTTCAACTACTGGAAAAAATACCACAATTTCATCTTCTATTAATAATACTAGTAATGATTATATTGAAAAAATATTTGGACAAAATCCTAAATCAACTAGTTATCCAGTTTATGTTCAATATCAAAATGAAAATATTAAAAACGAATTTAACAATTTAGGTGAAGTTACTTGTAGTTTACAAATTATTGATAATTATGAATACTTGCAAGATTTTCAATCACCATCTACTCCATTTATTACTTCTCAAAAAATAAGTGGAACAACAAATAACTTATTTAAAATACATGCATTATCACACGGTACTGGAGAAAATTATGATTTTAAAATAGGTATACAAAATATTATAACAGCTACAGAAAATCCAGAACAAACAGGATTTGGTAAATTTGATTTAGTTGTAAGAGCTGTTAATAATAAAGATATTTTAGCATCACCTTTTAATTCTGATGATACTGATGTTGCTGCAGAAATATTAGAAACATATAATAACTTAAATTTAAATCCAGACTCACCTAGATATATTTCTAAAGTAATTGGGGATGTACATCAATATATTGATCCAACGTCTAAAAGATTAATTGAAGCTGGAACGTTTGATAATAATTCAAAATATATAAGAGTTGAAGTTACAACAGCTGTTGAAAATAAACTTACTCCTGCTGCAATTCCATTTGGATTTAGAGCATTAACATCTCCAATATTAAATCCGTCATCTAGTATTAATCTTGTACCAAGTTCTAATGTAACTACTCAAAATGGAAGTTCTGGGTATAATGAAAATATATTTTTCGGATTTGATTTTCAAAATTTAAATAATTTAAATTATCTTTCTCCAATTCCAACATCTGGATCTTCAACAGGATCAAATTCAGATTTCTATTTAGGAGATATGAATCAAGATAGTCAAGCTAATTTCCCTGCAGGGTCTGCTTATAGTGGATCAATTGGAACAGTATTAGATGCTGGTACTATAGATGCAAATATAGCTATAGGAACAAGAAAATTTATACTTCCTATACAAGGAGGATTTGACGGAGCTAGACCAAATTTACCAAAATATGCCGGTGAAAATATTTCATCTACTAATACATTTGGATTTGATTGTTCATCAGATTCTGCAACAGGTACGACTGCATATAAAAATGCATTCAATACTTTATCAAATACAGATCAATATGATTTTAATATGTTAATAACGCCTGGAGTATTTCATGAATTACATCCATCTGTTACAAATTCTGGTATATCATTATGTGAAACTAGAGCAGATGCATTTTATGTAATGGATCCAGTTGCTAAAACAACTAATATTAGTAATGCAAAAAGTACAATAAAAACATTAAATTCTAGTTATGTTGCAACATATTATCCATGGGTATTAGCACAACCATCTGGTGCGCCTAAAGCTTTATGGGTTCCACCATCTGTTGTTGTACCTAGCGTATTATCTTTTACTGATAGAATTGCACATCCATGGTTTGCACCTGCAGGTCTTAACAGAGGTGGTTTAGCAATGGTAAAGAGAACATATTTACGACTATCTCAATCAGATAGAGATGAATTATATGAAAATAGAATTAATCCAATTGCTAATTTTCCAAATGAAGGAGTATGTATTTGGGGACAAAAAACATTACAAGCATTACCATCTGCATTAGATAGAGTTAATGTTAGAAGATTATTAATTACTGTTAAGAAATTTATTGCATCTGCAACTAGATTTTTAGTATTTGAACAAAATACGTCATCAACTAGAAATAGATTTTTAAGTATAGTAAATCCATATTTGCAAGATGTAGTAGCTCAGTCAGGTTTAAGTGCATTCCGTGTAATAATGGATGAAACAAATAACACTCCAGATGTAATTGATCAAAACCAATTGGTAGGACAATTATTTTTACAACCAACCAGAACTGCGGAATTTATTGTACTAGACTTTACTATTCAACCAACTGGTGCTTCATTTCCTGATTAATTTTTAGGAATAGATATATTTATATAAAAATAGGATATACAATGTCAATAAACATAGATTTACTTAAAAAATTACCAAATCAAGGTCAAACTCAATTACAGCAAAATTTAGCTGGTGTTGATTATCAAGATATGTTCGCACATGCATTTGATTGGGAACCAAAAATGACCAATAGGTTCATTATGGAATTTGAAGATATACCAACTCATTTAATTAAAACAGCTGGAAGACCAAGTGTTAATAATGGAAATGTAGTATTAGATCATATTAATGTAGAAAGAAAAGTTAAAGGTAAAACTAGATGGCAAGATATTAGTATAACATTATATGATGCAATTATTCCATCAGGTGCACAGTCTGTTATGAAATGGATACGTAATCATCATGAATCATTAACTGGTAGAGATGGTTATGCAACAGGTGCTGCAAAATATAAAAGAGATATTACTTTTTATTCTTTGTCTCCAACGGGAGAAAAAATAGAAGAATGGGAATTAATAGGAGCATATATTAATGATGCATCTTTTGGAGAAATGGATTGGTCAAATGAATCTGCAGTTGAAATTTCTTTGACATTATCTTATGATTATGCAGTATTAAAATATTAATTTTTTCAAATAATGGGAGTTTATCGCTCCCATTTTTACTGTACAAAAATATTTATTATAAAGAAGTCATTCCAATCATATTGTTACATTTAACTTTAGGTAACATATGAATCGTGTATTTATTTCATTTTTATTATTATTAACTTTTAATGTATTTTGTCAAGATACTATCTTTCGATTTGAAGAAAAACCAATTATTGGAAAAATAGTATTTGCTGATAATAATATTATAGCAGCAGCTAAAGCTTTTGCTAATCAAAAACAATATTGGACTGATTGGGCAACTATATTCAATTCTGAC